ACCGTCATTTCACGGCCATTCCCCGGCTCATATATCCGGTACCGTTCACCTGGTAGCCAGACGCCTAGTACCATTACTCTATGTTGGCCTTGATAAGCCCGTATTCGCCAGCTACGCCAGCTATCGGGCCCATGTAACCAACCGGAGAAAGGTTGACTGTGCCGTCTTCGTCGTAGACTTCTACAGCTCCGTCTACGCCGTTGGATGCGATCAATGGAACGCCTGCTGCTGGGGTGCCGTCGACTAATGCAACGGTGACTCCCTTAACGCAAATCCATCCATAAGAGCCTGACGCGATATCTACGCAAGTCCAGCCTATCGGAGCGTGGTCGACATCATTGGCGTCATGCGCCTCTACAGCTTTGTTTGGGTGTTCGTATAACCCAACTTGCTGTGAAGTGGTGATAGCAGCTACCAGGCCATCTTCTTCATCGATCGTCACTACGCACCCGGTTGCACTGGATACCAACGTGTTGCCTTTGACCCGATACATATGACCTTCTTCTTCGGTGTCATTGAAGATAAGCCAGCCATCTTTGTATAGGTCTTTAGCGATAGACAAAGAACCGCTAAGAGTGACAGTTGTAGCACCAGCAGAACTAGCACTGACTGCTAGGTCAACCTGATGAGCAGCAGTCCCTGCTTTACCCATGACCAACTTCCCGGCAGTGATAGCTTCGCCGGTACTTGCATAGACGAACTCGCGGTCTGCGACTTGCATACGAGTACCCAGCTTATGTTTCTGGGCAGTGGTGGTTAGTTTCTCCCACCCGAATTTCCCCATGATTGTCTGTGGAAAAGCCATTTCAATTCTCCTTAGTTACAGGTTCAACGTCCTGCGATCCCCGATATTAAGGGCCTCGGGAATCGTTACAGCCCTTATTTGGCTCTGGGCTTGTATTCCCTGGTCCTCACAGAAGTGCAACCCTCTGTGCGGCAGGGAGAGCCCATAGCCCTATTGAACGTATGTTGATGAGGTGCTACAGAAGTAGCACCTTCATCATTAGTATCTAGCAGCCCGACAGCAGCGGATATCTGCTCCTGGAGCTGGTCTACAGCGTCCTGGGGGATGACCGGGCTTTCGGGGGGAACTAACGTCCACCCTCTGGCCCGGTAACGCCTCATGTGGTAAGGATCAGCAGGCAGGTTCGGCAAGGCAGTGCCATCTGGCTTGTACCAGGTAGCCTTCTCTCGGTTGTTCTGTATGAACGACCAGGAGAAGCCCTGTTGGGACAGCCATTGCCGCTCTTCTCGTAGCTCCGGTCCTGTACCTCTCGGCATAAAGCCCCCTAGTTATTAAGCGTTGGTGGCCGGGTTGCTGACAACGTATGTGAGACCAGCCCCACGGCTGTCATCGATCTCGAACGCGCTGTAATCACTGGTGATGACCAACTCCGTTGCGCGGAGAGAAGCATCACGCTGGCGCTCCCGGTTCATCGCTACGCTGGTCAAGACGCCGATAGCGCCCTTATCAAAGATAGCTCCAACCCCGTCTCCCGAGCTGTCCTCTTCAATGTTTCCATCTTCAAAGATGGGAACACCAGAGATTCTCAAGCCGGTCCAGAAGGGCCCTAAGCGGTCTTCGGAGAAGCCGGTCGGGATAGGACGGATAGTCCCCTGCGCTACGCCAGTCAAGTCCTTATTCAGGTACAAGATAGCGTTGGGGTGGTGAACGATCCGTAAGTCGCTGCCGTACTTCTCGGATTTGGCTGTGCCGATGACGCTCGCAGTATTTTGAAGGGAGAAGTTCTTTGTAGTAGCACCTAGTTTGGTCCCTCCATTCAGAGAGCCAAAAAGGTCGATGATATCTCCGTCCTTCTTCCGGGCCATAGCCTCACCAAGCTGGCGGCCAACTATCTGCCAAATCTGTTGAGTGTTCTCACGCAGGAGCTTGTCAGTGATGATGATCTTGGCACCGACCTCACTTGCCTGCACAGAGACCGTGCTCATGCCGATCTCTTCTTCGTCGACCAGGTCCTGGCCTTCCACCAGAGCACCTACGGTCATCTGTCCCACCTTGGGGACGATCAGGGTGTCTGAGCCCTTCTGGAGGGTGAACTTCTCCACCAGTTCCATGCAGGGCGCGTTGTGTTCTTCCGTATACCGAGCCGTCGTGATCATCTCGCGGCTGGCATTTTCCAGTGAGCCAGTTGTACTTGTCTGTGGCATCTTATGCCCTCCTAATTGTTAGACATCAGGCGGTTGAACTGGTCCGCCGTGAGATTGACGCGGCCTTCCATGTAGTCGTCCAGAATCCGTTCCCGGCTCCTGGACGCTCCTGGTGAACTTGCGCCAGAGTCAAAAGATTGGGGTTGCACCCTTCCCTTAGCTACCTGCTCGTACTTGCTTCGCAGGTCCCGGATCTCCGCTATCCGCTTGGCTTCCCGTTCCATGCTGGCAGGATCGGGCAGCTTCTCCAGTTCCCCCAGGTCACTGATGCCCAGCTTGTAATGCGAGGCATAGTGCCGGGCCGCATTATGGCGTCCCTGCGCTAACTGGAGTTGCTGTTCGTACTGTTGTTGCTGTTGCAACTGGTACTCAGCTTGACCCCTAGCCTCAGAAGCCAGTTTCCGGGCCTGGTCAGGCATGTAGCCCTCTTCGACCAGACGTTCCCGGTAATCGGTCTCTGCTTTGACAACCGCTTCCTGGTACTGCTGCTGCTGCGCCTGTTGATGCTGCCGCTGGTACCACGCCAACTGCTGCTGCACCTCTGGTGTGGCTTGCGCCGCACTTGGAGCTGCAGGCGGAGGCGGCGGCGCGGGTGCTGGTTCCTGGGGGAGTTCCGGTGCCGGGGAGTCAACCTCGATAGGGGGCGCTTCAGGAGCGTCAGTGACGTCCTCGCCACCCGTCAGGGGCTCCAGCTCAGGTTCCACATCCAATAGGGCAGTGGGGTCTGATGCAGCCTCTATCGCTGTCAGCTCCTGGTCGACGTCATAGTCGACCGGGAGATCGAGCTCCGCTTGCGTCCCTTCAGGGACTCCGGGTGTAACCATACTTGCCTCCAGCAAATAAAAACGCCGCTCAGTCTGGCCTCAAGGGCACAGTGCAAAGCGGCGTCTCGGCGCACTAACTATATGTCGGCTGGCCTTACTTTACGCCAACCTTCTCTCTCCGGTCAACAACCACTGTCTCGTGACAACGTGGACATTTCGTAATGAATAGGCCCTCAACGTGGTCCGCCAGCTTCTTATTGCACCCAGGACAGCGTACTTCGTTCATCGTCCACCTACCGGGGCTAGATCAGGAGCTAGGTTGCGTTGTTCCACGATATCCCTCGTCCCTGTTAGGTATCCTGTCATCTCTTCTGCCTTCCCAAACCCGATCTTGGGCGGCATATCGGCAAGGTACTTATCCATCTCAGGACCAAGAGACTGCCCGAAAGGCGTCATATAGAAGACGTTGCGGTGTATGAGAGCTAACTCCGGGTGCCCAGCATCTATCAGGATCTTCTCCCGTGCCGATTGTGAAGCCACGATCATCTGGGCCTTCCTACTCGTAGGGAACTGCGCTACCACGAACCAGGGCACTGGCCGCAGGTTAGTGTTGGCAAGTACGTGCTGGTACTGTTCTGGCGTCCATTCCGAGGCCAATACAGCCTGCTGGTTGGAAAGCCACGTTGCCCCGGTCTGAGGCGTATCTGGAAGGACTATGTCTCCACGCGGAGTTCCTTTTTGGATATAATTCGGGCTATTGAAGAGCTTGTAATACTGGGCCAGCGCGCTCTTATTCGGGTCCGGGTCGTTTACGTCCGGTGGATCGAACTCTATGTCCTGGGATAGCCATTTGCGGAGAGCACCTGCATCCCCATCGATATCGTCCCAGTCATCATATTCAAGCCCGGATGTGGGGAGCTGGATGAGGCTGTAACGCCGCTGCATCTCAACGTCCTCGAAAGAGGTCCCGGTCATAACGTGTTCGTTAGCGAACGCCCGGAGCCACGGCTCAGCCTCGCTCCAGACGTTCTGCTCCATCGACGTTTCTTTGGTTATGTAAGCTACCGCCTTATCACGCGGGTTAGCGGTCACGCGGCCAACGATACCGGACCAGGCCACGCTGCCCCAGGTGCCAGACTCCAGATACTGCTGCGCCGAGAAAGGCCAAGCAGCCGTCTTGGCCCAGTCCCAGAGGCCGCTAGGGCCATCTATGTCATCGAAAGGCAAGACGTCTAACTGGACGCCAAACATAGGTTTCGACAGCCCTTCTATCACAGCTCCTCCCCACTGCATACCCATCGCGCCGCGTGTCTGATAGAAGTAGAAGAACGGGTTCTTATCCAGGTTTATGGACATCAGGTCCCGCCACTCTCCACTCTTTCCAGAGAGCGATCCGTACAAGCTCCAGGTGAGCTGCATCAGGGCCCGGAACTGGCCTCCGACGCCGTACCAGTCACCGTTCACGTAATAGCTCAGGAACCGGCGTCCGTTCAGCGGGTTGAGGCCAGGCTTGATATCTTTTTCCCAGTCCTTCCCCATAGCCCAGCCGGTCGTAATGTATATGGACGTTATACCTGCCGCCAGCCTCGAAAGAGCCAAGAAAGCACGGCGCTGTTGTGCATTAGCCCCGGTACCCAGAGCTCTAGCGGCCACACCGCCAACAACCGGGATATCCCCTACAGGGACGTTCCTTCCCACGGCGCCTGCAGGCATCTTGTATATCGCACTCAAAGCACTATGAGTCACTGCAACGGTCGATCGCAAGAGCCTCGGTGAGAACGCCAGCCACATACTCTCTACAGCACGCTGGTTAGCACTCACTCCCAGTCTCTTGGAGTCCAGGGCGCCGGTCATATTCCTGATGTGGGAGTACATCTCAGAATTAGTACCGTCCCAGCTTTCCTCTACCGCTTGCTTCAGCAGCACACGACCGTAACCAAGAGCTCCCTGGTACGCTGCCTGGGCACGCCCTACTGTAAGCACCATCCCTTGCCTGGTCAGGTGCTGGGCCCCACGGAACCACTCGTATGCCTTCTCTTCTGTGGCACCCATCGCTGGGCGACCTCGCTGCCATTTCTTGAACACTTCTTCGATGTTGATCCCCTGACCGGGGGTCATCATCGCAAATACCTCCGGGTCTCCTACCGAGACACCGTTCACTGCCAAGTCCCAGTAATCGTTCAGGTTCCATCGCACCAGCTTCGACTGCAAGCCAGGGGCCAACATCGAGGCGTAGTGGATACCCAAAGCCTGGGCCCACTTCACAGGGTTCTCCCCGAACAACGGCATCAAGTGGGTGAAAGGCAACACAAGGTCAAATGTCGAGGTTGCGGTACGAACCACGTTGGCAGGTTGCTCAAAGAGCATCTTGTACCAGATATTCGCCTGATCCCCTCCTGGAGTCAGCGTAGTGATGACTTCCTTGACCGACTTGAAGTCCTGAGAGAGGGAGAACTTGTTCTTGAACTGGTTCGCATCGATCTTGTGCTTGCCCTCTTTCATCATCCCGCCAAACAGATGGACCCCATCGCCCTGGAGGTTCACGTATTCAGCCTTCTTGATCTTCTCGACGGCGTCCCGGTACATCGTCCTTACTTCATACCAGGAGTCACGCGCCTCACGCTCCGCTACCTTCAGTTGAGCTATGTTTTCGGCCAAGCTGGTGCGTATGCCCTCGCGCTCCAACCGTCTGGCGATCTGGGCTTCCGAGAATATGCCATCGATCTTTGATTCCTGGGTGACGTCGGCCATGATCTTGCCGATACGTGTCTGTAATTCCTCTCCCTGGAGCGCCCTAACAGCAGCTCTCACAGCCTTCTTGGCCGCTTCCCACTCGCCGAACTTGGCACCTCTGAGAGCGATCAACTCAGGGTTAGTAGCGGCCAAGATATCTTTGTAAGTGACCACCGCGCCCATGCCTTCCAGGGCCTCGTTGAACTCTTTGATCCGTATCTCACGGAGGGCCTGGCGGATGTGCAGCTCCATGACCGCCCGGGGATCGGTCAGGAAATTCACGTTGAAACGCTGCCATATCTCGGTAGCAGTCAGGTCAAGCCTGGGCATATTGGGATCTGACGGCCTCTCAAACTCTGTGATTCGACCGTCTGCGTCAGTCCAAGAAGCACCCTTCCTGGGCACAAAGAACACGTTCTCAGGGCGTCTCTTCTGCCTCGCTGGCAGACCGAAAAGCTCACGTATGCGCTCGACCTCATCGTCGATCACAAAGAGGTAATCAGTGATCAGACGCGCATGTTTGTCACTGACCAGATGGGCATACTTGGTCTTATACATGGAGAAAACGTCGTACCAGAGCGGCCTTGGGCCCTGGGTGACTTCGTCCCATTTACCGTGCGTCCACTGGCCGGTCCGCCAGTTGATCGGCAGGTTCATCTTGCCGGTCAGGACGTTCGCATGGGCGTCATAGGCCATCGCTACTGCCACGTTGATGAACGAATCATCTTCGACCTGAGTCTGGAACAACCGCGTGATCAGCCTTGCAACCGGGTCTTGTCTGCGGACAGACGGATTCATCTTGTCTAGGAACGGAACATACTTGAACAAGAACTGGGTGAGCTCATCGGCTTCTGCCACCTCGTCCATGTGTTCTAAGATGCTGCGAGGGTTTGCCAGATAGATACCACCATCGTTACCAGGAGAGCTGAAGAGGCCCTTCAAGCGGCCAAGGATGCCTGGCGGTATCGGCGGCGCCTGGGGGTCCATGCCATCAGGGCCTATATCACGGGGCTGGTTGGGTATCTCCCCGGCAACCCCGTCTCCGAGGTCTGCGGCCCAGCCACTGGAACCACCACCACCCACTGGCTTACTGGGGTCGTGGCGGTAGATGTCCACGTACCTGTCGACATCACCAGGGTCTACGCTGACAGATACCTGTCTTACGACCCTTAGCGGGTCTCCAGACGGATGCAGCTCGTCCAGGTTGAGCATGTACCCACTGACACGTTCTACCCTGTAGAGAGCAGCGCCATCAGTCACCAGGTCCCCACGGTTAAGGTCAGTACCATTGTATTGACGCGCAGTCGTGCTGTCGTACCTGAGAGGCCCGTCAACGTGCTGGCCCTCGTTCGCTGCCATCACCTCTGGCAACCCATCGCCCATCTGCATCTGGCCGTCGGTGACTAGCTGTATGTTCTCCTGGCGGATGGCCTCTTCTTGCGGGTTGATAAGTCCTTGCGCTTTCGGAACGTCGGTACCTCCGATGATCATCTCTACTTGCTGGCCGGGTACCTCAAAGCCCTCCAGGCCGGTCTGAACAGCCGTCCTGGGGGCCATAGTGGGTCCAGTCTCAGGGGCCGCTGCAGCGGGAGGCTCCATTTCCGCTAACAGTGTGGCTTTCTCAGCATCTAACTTATCCATC